CCATTCTGTGGATTAAGTTTGGATACTCAGGACCAAACTTATCACCCCACTTCATAGTCATCAAGTTAATAATATTCAATACTCCTTATCACATGTTGACGTTCAGTCTTAATAATGTGTTCTTTTTGCTGACGTACAAGATGCATTGATGGATTATCTTTATGATCTTCTGCATTGAGATCAACATACTTCTTACCCATACCATTGAGCAATCTAAACACATATGCTTCTCTACGATGGAATGGTTGTTTATCTTTTGCAAAGAACTCTGATCCTTGTTCAGCTCCAAAGAAGTATGAGTATGCCCAACCTCTTGGTAGTGTGTTGATTATATCTCTGTGGTAATGGTTTATGTATTCATCATTACCTCTGAATCTGAATGCATATGTTTCTGGATCATGCATGAACTCTTTTGTAATAAAGTTCATTGAGTGACCATGCCACATCATGATAGAAGAATTAACTAATGCAGCAAACTCAAAGTCTGGATCAAACCCTGATTGTTTGAATGCTTGTGATTCCCAATCAATAGGTTTCCAATAACAATACAACATAGTAAGTTTATCTTTAACAGCAAAGTCACACATTTGATCAAAGTCTCTTTGTATGACTGTATCAAGATCAAAGTATATATTAAGTCCATCACCAGATATAGATTCATCAAACAGCATCATCTTGTTCCACCAACCCCATAGGTTGTATTCATTAACATCTATGATATTAACGCCAGGGACTGCTATAGTTGTTTGATTTGTTAGTAAGTTAAAATTATATGGCTCACTAAAGTTTGCATCTATCTGAGCCTTCAATTGATATACGTGTTCATCTGTATAGTACTCACTAGGATCAAACTCCATTTGATATGGAGTCTCAGTGTGTACTGTTTTGATACAGTAAATATTAATGCGTGTCATCTATCCACCTTCTTGTAATACTCAAGAATTCATCCACTTGCGTTACTCTCTCTTTATTATCTCTATTGATAAGTGCTAGAGGTAACCAATCCTTACATGCTATCCAATCATGTATTGTATGATGGTCACTTATAGTTGACCAAGTCAACCATGTACCGACACCATGATTCTTTAACTCCCTGAAACATTTCTCTATTGTAAATGCTCTTAGAGTCTTATCAAATTCAAATGGTAGTCTACCAGACGCATGAAACTGTTGAGGGTCTAAGTACGCCTGGTATATGTCTTTATAAGTTGCAACATAATAATACTTATACTTCTTATTATTATATAATAATCTTATAGGGTTGAGCTCATCACCTTTTGGTTTCTCGAAGAACGCTGGTACTAATGTCTTCTTCATTAATAGCCTCCTTCGTTAGCAACGATATGCGCGGGAAGAGGCGCCACTCTAAAGTCCTCCGTAATTCTTCCTCTGCGAGTCTGGTCCATGAATGGGTAAAGCCTAGTATCCATATGACTGTCCCAATCCGCAATTTTAATCCATATACCGCTTCGATGTAACGCTCTTCCAATTGAATCCGGGTTAAGGGGGAACATAAACGTGTCCGGTTCAATATGTTGGCCATAGATTGGTTTCTCCTTCCATGAGTTGATATAGTCTACAGTTAGACCATAATGATCTGCACACATCTGAATCATGTCATCCATGCTCCAGTTGTCTACACTCTCTAATAAATACCTACCATGCTGGCCAACGTTTTTGAAGCGTATCATTGCGTGGTCGATATTTTTTTGTTTGAACAAATGACGAAGTCTACTTGGGGCATCATCATTTATTCCTTTACATAATATAGTGCCGGTGTCAACAATAAAGTTACAAGCCTTGATATTCTCAAGAGCCATAATCTTTTGCTTAGCACATCTAAGTTCATCAATTGCTTCATACCAATCATCATTATCAACACCGTTCAATGACAAGTAGACATGCGATAGCTTTGACTGTCGCAGACTACGAGTATACCTAATACTAGCCAATTTCAGTCCATTAGTCAACAGGGTACATCTATGCCCTGCCTTTCTGATCCTGACTATAATATCAGTTAGATCATTCCTCATGGTTGGCTCAGCACCCATGATTCTGATCATAGTTCTTTTTGGGAATCTACTGATCGTATTTATAAGACGATCAATGTCCATGTCAGGAATATCTCTATTTGGTATGTAACAATTTTGACATGTCATGTTACATTGGTGAGTTACATCTGCAGTGACATCTGTAAAGTGATTCTCCTCTGGCTCTAGTTCATAGTAGCCTTGTAAGGTGGTCATATACTTCCTCTGTGTACTCAAAGTTTGCTAAGACAGCAACCCTAACGTCTTTTGATTCATGAAACGATGCATGCGCATAGCTTGGATTGATAAACCAAACCTCTCCTATATCTATAGTATACTCATCTTCTTTCTTTGGTCCAACCAATGCTTTTATTGTAATTGGATCTGATAGAGGACAAATAATGTTAAATGTGTTGGGTGGATCCATATGATAGTCTAAATGATTATCTGGATCTAACATAGCATATCTTTTATTAGTAACATCAAAAGGACAATGCAAAGTAATCTCATCTGTATGGATTTGATTATAGAAATCACCTAATTCATAAACGCGTTCACCAGTACTAACTCCTGCTACAGCATGCTCATGTCTATGCTGTGCAGTCTGTTCTCCTGTCAAATTCTCTGGATTGTCCGCTAAAGAATGGTATATAAATAAATTGTGTACAGTAATTTCTGGGGTAAGTTGCCCCAATTTGATAGCTGGAGGCAGCTTTCGGTTACGACCATGAAGTCGTAATTCGTCAATTTTACTCATAATATGACCACATCATTGTTATTATAAATATATTTAGCTAAGTTAATAGGAGCACATAATGGCGACAAAGGCAAACATTGTAATAGATCAAGGGGCATCATTCTCCACAGATATTGATATTACAGACGCAGCTGGCGCCCGAGTAGACTTATCTAATTATACAGCAAACTCTCAGCTACGTAAACACTTTTCTTCAACAAATGCAACTGCTACTTTTACTTGTACTACTGGTGGTACAAACGGTACAGTTACTATGGCACTTACTCATGCAGTAACAGCAAACATAACAGAAGGAAGATATGTTTATGATCTATCATTACACAACACATCTGCTAACACAAAGTTGAGAGCTGTAGAAGGAATTGTAACAGTCACGCCAAAGGTAACAGCATAATGGTAAAGATGCTAAGAAATGATTTAGATACATTAACAATCTATGGCAATCCAATAGTAGGAACTGCCAACAAGCTATCTGCTTGTGAAGATGTTTCAGAACAAACATTAGCCAATGGAGCTATACTTGTATACAGTTCTAATGACAAGAAGTATATACTCCAAGAAGATTCAAACGATGGTGGTGAGTTCTAGTGGGACTCAGCATTCAGCTACCTGGTAATACCAAACCAACACCACTACATGCTAATGGTACAGCTTTAGCAAATGTGGCATCTGGTACTATTCATTTAGCTAATACAACAGGAACAATAAAGTTAACAATGCCAACTTCTATTGTAAGAAGAGTAGAAGATTTTGCTGATGTAAATAGTAGTAGTGTGAGTAATGGACAAGTACTAAGATACATATCTGCTAATGATACATTCATTACAACAGATAGAAACGATGTAGATGGAGGTAGTTTCTAGTGGCCATACAAATTAAAAGAAGTGCTAATACAGCAACACCAACTAGTTTGGAAATTGGTGAGTTAGCATGGTCAACTAATAGTCAGCAAATATTTATTGGTAATGGATCTGCAGTAGTTGCAGTAGCTGGTGTACGAACACCAGGAACATTGACAGCTAACCAAGCAATGGTAGTTGATGCAAATAGTTTTCTTGATGAGATAAAAGTTGGTGGACTAACTCTTACAACATCAGGTACATCCAATACAAAGGTTGTAGGTATTGTTGCTAATGTTGAAGTAGCTAATACAACAACCATTGCTACATCTCAAGCTCTAAAAAATTATGTTGATGAGAATGCTGTCACAGGAGGATCAACACAACTCAATGGATTGACAGATGTCACCATAACAGATAGAGCTCAAAGTGATTTTATGATGGCTTCTAACACAACTCATGTTAGAAATGTAACAACAGCTGGAGGTGTTACTGCAACAGCAAATGATACAGTGGTAACATTCAATTGTGTTAATGCATCTTCAGACTTCTTAGTTGGAGCAAACTTACAAGTCACAACAGCATTGAAAGATGGTAGTGGCAATAGATTACAAATTTTATACGCCAATGGCGACGCAGCCTGGGGGTAACAAATGGCCGTACCAAGTAGTAGAAGTGCATTCAAAGAACTGTGTCTCAGACGATTGGGTAAACCAGTCATTGAGATTAATGTTGATGACGATCAAGTAGAAGATCGTATTGATCAAGCACTAGCATATTATCAAGACTATCATTTTGATGGTGTTGAAAAGACATTTTTAAAACATGTTGTCACACAGACAGACATTGACAATCAATATATTGACATACCCCAATCTACTATTGGAGTCATTAATATATTTGACATTGGTGATGCAACTAGTACAAACAACTTATTCAATATCAGATATCAAATTGCATTGAATGACTTGTATGATCTATCAAGATATGATCTTGTTCCTTTTTACATGAACTTTATGAACATTAGAATGATAGAAGAGATATTAGTTGGTAAACAACCAATAAGATATAACAGACATGTAAACAAACTCCACATTGATATGGATTGGGAAAAGTTAAATGTAGGTGACTTCATTGTAGCTCATGTATACAATAAGGTTGATGGTGATACATACACTGACCTATGGGGTGATAGATGGTTAGCAGAATACACAACATGCTTAATCAAATATCAATGGGGTTCAAACCTATCTAAGTTCACAGGTATGCAACTTCCTGGAGGTGTACAATTCAATGGTGCAGATATTCTTTCACAAGCACAAATTGAAAAAGATAAATTAGAGCAGGAGATGATTTCCTCATACTCCTTACCAGTACACGATATGACAGGTTAAGATGGTAGGTACAACAAGCCTTTATTTCAATAAGTTTGAACACTTTGGTGAACAAAACTTAATAGCTGATCTGGTTATTGAATCCATTGCAATATATGGAATCGATGTTGGATATCTATGTAAGAAGTTTACGTCAGAAGGATACGATCAACTATACACAGAAGAAGACTTGGCTGTATTTGATAATGTAACAGATGTTGCAATGTATGTTAGAAATGTTGATGGCTTTGAAGGAGAAGGTGACTTCTTATCTAAGTTTGGTTTAGAGATAAGAGACTCAATGACATTATCTGTTGCCAGAAGATCATTTGAAAGTGAAGTAGAAGCTACACAAAACATATCAAGACCAAGAGAAGGTGACTTGATATTCTTCCCATTGAACCAAAAATTATATGAAATCAAGTTTGTTGAACACGAACCAGTATTCTATCAAATGGGTGCTTTACAATTCTATGATTGTAGAGTTGAATTGTTTGAATATTCTAATGAAAGAATGAACACAGGCATACCAGAGATAGATGAATTAGAAACTAAGTTCTCTCTTGACATCTATGAAGAAGTTCAGATGTTAGCAGAGGATGGAGAAGCATTATTCACTGAAGATGGTTTCAGACTTCTATCAGAAGAAGAGTCTGCAGAAGATGCTAGTGCAGATGCTGATAGAGATTATGATACAATCACAGATGCAGAGAATGTATTCTTGGAGTCAGAAGCTGATAGTATAATAGACTTTAGTGACGCTGATCCATTCAGTGAGGGTGGTAGGTTTTAATGTTTGGACATACTTTTTATCACGGTACACTACGTAAATACATTATCATTTTTGGTACTTTATTCAATGAAATAGTAATAACAAGAACAGATAACAATGGCAATCGTGTTCAAGATATCAAAGTTCCATTAGCATATGGTCCTCGTGATAAAACAATTGCAAGACTAGAACAAGATCCTGACTTAGATAGAGAAGCAGCAATAGTTCTTCCTCGCATGTCATTTGAAATGATTGGAATGTCATATGCTACAGAGCGTAAGTTAAATACTGTACGCAGAAATGTTGCAATACATGATGTTAATAATAATGCCAATCTAAGAACAATGTATAATCCTGTTCCATATGATATCAATATTGAGTTGAATATATTCAGTAGATATGCTGAAGACTCAACAAAGATACTTGAACAGATAATGCCATTCTTTACACCAGAGTTTACTGTTACAGCTGAGTTGATTCCAGAGATGGATTGGAAGATTGATATTCCAGTTGTCCTAGAAGCTGTAACAATATCAGATACCTACGAGGCAGACTTTCAACAAAGACGAGCTTTGATACACACTCTTACATTTACAGTCAAAGGACAATTGTTTGGTCCTGTTAGTAAGACTGGTGTTATCAAGAAAGCTAATACAATGTTTTATGTTGACACAACAACTAAGTTTGCTAACGTACACCCATCTAACACAACAGTGAAGACTATTGCAACAGGCCTTTCAAATGGTACTCAATTTACACTTCACTCTCGCACAACAACCACACCAGGCTTGCTGGCTAATGGTTCACCAACTACAAATGCATCATTAACAGTAGCCGCATCATCTATAAAATCAACTGATGATTATGATTATATTTACAACTTTGAGGAGTTCTTCGATGGTGATGGAACAGGATAGACCTTTCAATGCTCATGCTGATCCTATTGCTAATGCTTTGGACATCAGTCCTAACACTGCCCCTTTGTCATTACACTCATCTGAAGATGTTCCCGCCAATGTACCGGCCACAGGAACAGAAGCAACGGAAAAAGATGTAGAGTATGCTAGAGAAAATTTATATCATCTAGCTGAAAGAGGCAGAGATGCATTAGATGGAATACTTGATCTTGCCAATCAATCTCAACATCCTAGAGCATATGAAGTTGTAGGTCAATTAATAAAAACACTTACAGATACAAATGAAAAAATTGTAGACATACAAGCTAAAGCTAAAGATATACTATCAGATCCTAAAAAAGCTGGACCAGATAAAGTAACTAATAATTTGTTTGTAGGAACAAACGCCGACTTAACCAAACTCTTAGGAGGGAATGCAAGGAGTCAGTTGTTAGATGAACCTAAAAAATGAGTACATTTGGCATAGTGGTGATCCAGACTACGCAGGTAAAAGTTATATCATAAACGAAAAAGGCTTTCATTGGATGCAGAGGTTTGAAAAAACCAAGATGACATTCAGAGAGGCTTGCTTTGATGCAGCATTAAGACTTAGAGAAAGAACAAATAAAAGATTAGTGTTGCCAGTCAGTGGTGGTTGTGATAGTGCTATCATTGCATATGTTTTTGATAAGTTAAACATTGAGCACGTAAAGATCAATCAAATTTATCAATTCAGACATAAGATATTGAATCATGATGAGATACACAATCTACAAAACAATATGCCTATTACCTGTGAGTATATTCAGAATGTAGATGTTGTTAAATTTGTCAAGTCAGATTACTATCAAAATACATTCCAAGATATGTTTCCTTGTCCAGCATATGCAGTATCTGAAACTGAATTAGTTAATCATAAAGCAATTGATCCTAAAAATGACTTTATTGTATGGGGCACTGGTGTGCCTGTGATAAACAGATACGTTGAGAACTGGCCAATACAATGCTTTGAACAAGGACTAAGAAGATTTAGAAGATTAGGATGCTCAGTTGTTGGAGTAGAAGATACTGAGTTCTTTGAAGACAACCCAATCATTCATGCTTCATGGTGGGATGATCATATGAAAGAGCAATTGGATATGTGGCATGAGAGTGGAATATACAATCACTCTTGGGATAAGATACTCAAAGCAATATACTT